AGAGAACAGATAATTAATCCTTTAAAATGATCATGAACCAAGAAATAGACAATAACCTTCTGGCGGAATGCTTGAAGGCTGCAATGAAAGAAAAGATGCTAAATAAAGACTGGGAAGTAAAGTTATGGGCTTGTTCTCGGTATAATGCACTAATCTGGGCTAAAAATGTAAAATAATAAATTTAAATCATTAACTTTGTGCTACATGTCAAGTGGCATGTAGCTAATCTGACGAAAAGACATGGGATTATCAATAAAACAGGAAAAATTTTGTAATTACTATATCGAGTGCGGAAACGCATCCGAGGCATATCGCCGTGCATATTCTTGCTCTAATATGAAAGATGAATCGATTAATGTTAAGGCTTTTGAATTGTTAAACAACGGTAAGATTACGGTAAGGGTAAAAGAACTTCAAGAAGAACTCAAGAAGAAATCGGATATTACAAAAGAAGAGGTTTTAAATATGCTTAGGAGTTTTATGTATGCTGATATACGTAATTTCCTTACTATAAAAGATGGAAATGTTACTTTCAAAGATAGCGAAGACTGGACAGATGAAATGGCGATGCAGGTCGAAAGTGTAAAGCAGGGGAAAGATGGCATTGAAATAAAACTGAATGGGCGTACATGGACTATCCAACGAATTTGCAAAATGCTTGGATTTGATTCTCCGCAAGATGTCAATGTGAACATGATATCTCCTATGACTAAAGAAGAAGCCAAACGAATCATAGAGGACTTATGACAAGAGAAGGATATGATTACATACGGGCGTTTTGCTTGTCAGGGACGTTAAACTATACTAGATACTTTTTTAAGGCAAGATTTGGTCGTAAATTTGTAGTAAACGACCATCACGTAAAGATATGCCAGGCTCTTGATGATGTGATTGACGGAAAGATAAAAAAGCTAATAATAAATATAGCTCCCAGATATTCCAAGACAGAATTAGTAGTAAAAAATTTCATCTCATATGGGCTTGCAATCAATCCATCTGCAAAATTCCTTCATTTATCTTATTCGGATGATCTAGCTAATGATAATTCAGAAGAGGTAAGGGATATAGTTAAGTCGGAAGAGTATAAGCGTGTATTCCCTTATGTGGACATCAAGAGAACAAGCGATGCCAAAAAGAAGTGGTATACGACAGAAGGCGGAGGAATGTATGCTACAGCCGCAGGAGGACAGGTTACAGGTTTTGGGGCCGGCGCCGTTGATGATAAGGACGATTTATCTAAAGCATTGGAAGAGTTCAAACCTTCTCCTAGATTTGCTGGGGCATTAATTATTGATGACCCTGTTAAACCTGAAGATGCAATATCTGATACTCCTAGAGAAAAGGTGAACCAGAGATTTGAGACAACTATAAGGAATCGTGTTAATTCAAGGAACACTCCTATTATAATTATTATGCAAAGACTACATGAGCATGATCTTTGCGGATATTTGATGGAAAACGAGCCGGGAGAATGGACTGTTTTGTCCCTTCCTGCAATAGTGTATGAAAATGGGAAAGAGAAAGCTTTATGGGAATTTAAACACACGCTCGAAGAGTTGTATAGGATGCAAAAGGTGAATAGTTATGTTTTTGAAACTCAATATATGCAGAATCCGACTCCTATGGAGGGATTAATGTATGGCAAGTTTAAGACTTATGAGACTATTCCATTAACTAACAGAGCAATAAGAAAGAACTACACAGATACAGCTGATACGGGAAGTGATTATTTATGTTCTATTGATTATATTGACACCGAGATAGGGAATTTCATTCTTGATGTTCTTTTTACGCAAAAAGAGATGGAGTTTACCGAGCCGGAAACAGCTAAGATGCTTACTAAAGACCAAATATCCAAGGCAAATATAGAAAGCAATAATGGAGGAAGGGGATTTGCTCGGAATGTAGAGAAGCAAATGCGGATGATTGGCAATCCCAAAACTCAAGTAAGTTGGTTTCATCAGTCAAAAAACAAAGAGGTTCGCATCTTTACCAGATCTTCCGAAGTGATGAATCTTACTTATTTTCCTACTGATTGGGAAAGAAGATGGCCGGAGTTCTCATCTCAATTGAAAACATATAGAAAGAAAGGGAAAAATGCTCATGATGATGCCTGTGACGCTCTTACTGGAACTGTAGAAATGAGGGGCGAAATAGATGTCTTATACTACAATAAAGAGGAGATAGGGACCGATAATCAAGTATTTGTTGAAATACATCCAAATATAAACGGATTATTTATAATGGTTTCTTATTGTGTTGTTGACAAAAAAATATTTCTGCTTGATTGCTTGTTCTCTGATTCATTGATTCCTATTGATTCTCTCATTAATAAAATTGATGGGAATGTACAAATGGAGATTCCTCTTGAGATGAAACATTACGCAGATGATTATAGAAAACTTATAGATTACAACTTGTGGGTAAGAGAAGAGATAACGGACAAGAAAAGTATGATTGAATCATACCAATCTATTATTAAGAATATTCGTTTCCCTGAAGCCGATAATTCGTTTTTTGCTATAATAGCTAACATGTCTGATTATGATGGAATTAATAGTTTTGAAGCCATGTATGTATTGTCTTGTATATGTTCTCGTGTGAAATCTTCAAGTATGATATAATTGCATAAAATAATTATCTATTTTTATTTGGACTAAATAGAAATAATTTCTATATTTGCGGTGAGGATAACAATCCCTTCGTGTGAAGATGCACGGAACCTATAACTTTTATGCTATCAGCCTTTTTGTTAGCATATATATCCGTAAAGACCACTTCATCTCGTAGGGAATGGTTATCTCAAATCAGATAATCATTCTTTTTATGCTTAAATTAGGAAATTGGTTTCAAAAAAAGATTAATATATCTGCTCCTTCCATGAGGGAGGCGGTAAAGGCTATTGAAAAGGATTCTAAAGGGAATTTCTGGTATCTTACCAATTTCTTCTCACCATCAGGTAAAATTAGAAATGACTATGATCTAACTTTAGATCAAGATAAAGCTGACTCTCTTCTTGTGTGTACTCCGTTCTCTACTGTTATAAATAAAGTCGGTTCTCTCTTTGCAAATGGGAGAATATATGTTACAGACAAGGACGGAAACGAAAAAGAGGGATATAATAACATTAGGGAATTATTATCACGTCCTAATCCACTTCAAACAAGGGCTGGATTTTTTAAAGAGATTGAGATGTCTCTAAAGCTTTTTGGATATTGCCCTATTTTTACTGTAAGATCGTCTAGAAAATCATTGCCGCTTGCAATGTATGTTATTCCTGCACAGATTTTTCACATGGTTTCTTCTGGTAAATTATTTCGCCAGTATGATCTGGAAGATATTGTTTCTAAAGTATATCTTGAATGGAATGGTTCGCAGGAGGAATTATCAGATGAAGATTACTTTGTAATCTATGATAGTTCTGCTAACATAAATGGTGTAAATCAAGATATTGATTTTTCGTCTGTCACTGATTCACTTTCTATGCCGGTTAATAATTGGATAGCGGCAATGACGGCTAGCTATCAGTTAATTGTAAATGGCGGTCCTAAAGGTATTATTTATTCTGATTATTCAGATAAAATGGGTAATCAGGTTATGACTCCAGATGAGAAAGAAGCTTTGGAATCTAAATTAAAAGAGAAATATGGCATTCTCAATAAATTTCCTATCCTCACATCAAAAATAAAGTTGGGATGGATTCCTTTAAATTATGATTCATCCCAGCTCAAACTTCACGAGGAAGACGAGCGGTGTAGTAGAAAGATTTGCAATGCAATAGGTATTGATTATAGCTTATTTGATGAGTCTAAATATGACAATAAAAGTATTGCTGAGAAATCTGCTTATCAAGGTCTTATTATTCCTGATTCAGAGAAAGTGACAGAAGCGCTGACGGAAGCTATTTGTCCCAAAGGTGTTTTTATAAAACTGGACTATACTCATGTTGATTGTCTTCAGCAAGATAAGTCGGCATCTTCTTCAGCATTTCAGAAAATGTCTTCTTCTTTAATACAGTTGGTCGAAAAAGGACAAATAACCCTTGATGAATCTAGAAATGAACTGGCAAAGTTCATTGATATTGATCCTGATAACCCCAAAGGTGAATTAAAAATAAATAACTCTATTGAAAATGGATAAAGCTAATAAATATAAGGGTAGGCTGGGGATGCAGTATAAGACATTCTCAATTAATTCAAAAGATGTCAACTATGACGGTGAAAGTCGGACGATCAGCGGGTACGCATCTGTATTTGGCAATAAAGATAAAGCAGGTGATATCCTGATAAAAGGGTGCTTCTCAAAAAGTATTCAGGACCGGGGACCGGAAAGTGCGGCTAATGACAAGATAATCATGTTGTGGATGCATGACATGGAAGAACCGATTGGGAGATTTACTGTCTTGAATGAGGATGGCAAGGGTCTCTATTTTGAATCGGTAATTGATGATGTCCCGCGCGGCAACCAGGCTATAAAGCAACTTGAGTCGGGTACATTAAATCAATTTTCCATTGGGTATCAATATGTGCATGAGAAATGCATGTATGACGCTGAGAAAGATGCGTATATTGTCAAAGAGGTCTATCTTTATGAGATATCTGTTGTCTCTATTGGGTGCAATGGAGAAACAGAATATTTAGGACTAAAATCTATAGAAGATGCTGAAAAAGCTTATGAGAAATTAAATGCCGAAATATCTGAAGTGTGCTCAGGGCTGTCCGCACCCAAGCAGCAGAAGATACAGAGAATTATATCAAAGGTAATATCACTTTCATCTTTCAAGCCGGAGAATCGAAAAGAATCATCACTTGAAGGACAGAAAGCCGATATGCACGGCAATAAGGTAAAATCAATGTTCAAAAATTTAAAATTAAAGTAAGTATGGGAAAAGAAGCGAAAAAGATTGAGTTTAAAGACTACCTTGATACTAAAGGATTGTCGGAAGACGAATCTAAAGTTTTCGATGTGTTCTCTAAAGGACTTGATGGTTATATGGAAGCCCTTTTTGAGCAGTTTATGAAAGACGAAATTGATTCTAAGTCTATGAAAGAGTCAATTGAAAATGCAACTCAGTCTATTGAAGAGTTGAAAAAAGAAGTCAAGGGATTTGCAGACAGTGAATCTATCAACGAGCGTTTGAAATCCTTTGAGGAAACTATTGTACGCATTAAGGCAGCTACTGAAAAAACAAAAGGAGGAACATATAAGTTAAAATCCATTGAAGATCAACTTCGGGAACAATTAAAAGCTTATATCACCGAAAATCAAACCGGTTGTTCTACAGTTGATTTGAAATCTGCATGTAAAGCATCTCCTGGCAATAAGCTAGAGTTGAATCTGGTAGTAAATACAAAAGATGCCGCAGTTATATCTTCTGGTTCTCTGGCTCCTCATTACGGTGTTGAGGTTGATCCGAATTTATCTGTAAATCCAAGATCTCAGACTGTAATTCGTAATTACGCAAGTGTTTCCGGGACTAATAGCAGGTCGCTTATTTATGCGGAATACGTTAGCAAGGATGGTGATGCCGCATGGGTTCCTGAAGGTGGGCTAAAGCCGTTGATGGATGCAACTCTTTCGGAAAAAACCGTTACAGCTGCCAAAGTTGCTATTGCTGCTAAATTTACAGAAGAAACTCTTTCTGACTTCCCAAGCTTTGTGAATGAGGTGCAAACAGAAATGGTGAATAAACTTGGCATAAAAGAAGAACAGGGGATCTTGACAGGATCTGGATCGTCTGGAGAAATTAAAGGGGTAGCCGCAGACATGCCAGCTTTCTCTTTGACAAACTTCTATATTGACAAGGCAAATATGTTTGATGCCCTTGTAGCGGCTTATTCTCAAATCGTTTCTACTAGCGAAATGGCTTATCGCCCTAACCTGGTATTGATGAATCCTTTGGATTACGCTTCAATGCAGTTGACGAAAGATGCTAATGGGCAGTATTTGAGACCATTCCGATACAACGATGAGTTGATCCAGGGATTAAGAGTTGAGACTACTACCGCGGTGAAACAGGGCGATTTCATCATGGGAGATTTCTCTTATTTGAACATCCGTGACTTATGGAATCTGTCAATCTCACTAGGCTGGGAAAATGACGATTTCAGAAAGAATATCGTAACGGTGCTTGCTGAAAAGAGATTGATGTGCTATATCAAGTCTCAGTATAAAACAGCTTTTGTAAAAGATAAGTTTAATACTGTAATTGAAGGTATTACAAAATCAGTTGATTAACATATGGGAAAAGAATATAACATGAATTTGACAAAGCGTTACAAGGTAACGTTTATCAAGGATGGTACAATGTATAAAACTGGAGAGGAAGTTATGGTAGGTATGCCTCTTGCCAGCAAGTTTTATGCAGAAGGGAAAATTGAAGCGACTAGCGAATTGCTAAACGATGCTAAGGCATTAGGGTGCGAAGAACTTTTCACAAAACGTAAAAAGACTAACTCATGATTATTGACGGTTCATATTTCACTGGAATGTTGAGTCTTGGCATCATTTGGGATATAGATTCAGATTCTCCGACTCGTATTGCGGAGAGGGATAACTTACAATCATATATAGACCGATATGAAAGACAATATCTTCAGCTTGTTCTGGGTGAGGATATGAGCCGTCAATTCTGGGATTACCTTTCTTCTCATTCCGCCGAAGATAAAATCGAAAAATGGGATACCCTTAAAGAGAAGCTTTCTGAAAAGGGGTATAGTCCGCTTGCTAACTATGTATATTTTCATTATGTTAGAAGATGTGGAGTAAAGCAGACTCCGACAGGGACCGTATATGGTTCAACGGAGGATCGCGCTAATCCGAATAATCTCCTTGTGTCAGCATGGAATGACATGGTAGAGATGAATGAGTCTTTATTCCGTTATCTGTGTGGTAATAAAGGTTATGATGGTTTTGAGTTTGATAAGAGTATGTTGGAAGAAATAAACACAATGGGTATATGAAGTCAATCAATAATATATTCAGAGATATAGTCTCTTCCACATCCGGGATTTATGGCAAGAATATTTCCTATATGTTTGGTGATTGGGATTATATTGCCGGTATACTTACCGAATGGGCTGAATCGCCTAAAATGAGTAAATTAAGATTTCCTATTATCTGTCTTTATTCTCCATATACCGAGGATCGTACAGGAAAGGATCGTACAACGACTCTTGAACTGGCTATCATGGTAGACACCTTAAAGGATTATACGAATGAAGAACGGGAAAAGGTCTCCTTCGAAGGGGCGCTTCGCCCTATTTATGATGCGTTTATTAAAAGTATCGATAAGTCTCCTGACCTGGTGCATAAGTATAATAATAGCATTCCTCATTACTACGAAGAGAATTATCGCTACGGAAGAAAAGGAGTAGAGGCTAATGGTAAACCATTCAGAGATTTTATTGATGTAATAGAAATAAAAGATTTAAGAATAACAATCAAAAATATTAAATGTTATGGCGACAGAATTTAGAGAATGCGCCGGTGTTGCTCAGTTTAATACCGGTACTTCAAAATGTATACTTGATCCGGGAAAGGTAAAAGCCATCATCTTGGCAATGCACGGATATAAACTTCCTAAGAATGTAACCGCTGAGGCGTTGCAGGCTGCGTGTCACGATGACAGACCGGCTCGTATCTTTCCGATCAAGACGATTGTTGAATATGCTCCGTCTGGTGGAGAGGCCAACAAAGGTGCTACAGGATATGGGCCTAACAAGGTTACATCCTACTCAGCGAAAGATGACGTATGGACGCTGGAGGATTTCGATTCAAGTCTGAAGGCTAATATCATGGCCGCAAAAGGAGTTGCTTTTGATGCCTATTTCGTGGACGAGAATAACGTTGTGTATGGAATGAATGATGGCACCGAGGAGCTGGCGGGAATTCCCTTGTCCGGAGTTTATCCGGGCGGTCAGGACTGGGATTCTTCCGGAACGGAGGCAAACCTGACTATCGGTACAATGTTCAAGGACTATGAAAAGTACGTGAAGAACGCCGATTACCGGGTGTATAAGTTTGACGTAGTAGAAGCTTTGACAGGGCTTGTTTATGTCGAATTGGTAAAAATAGATTCCGGAGAAAATAATTATAAGCTGAAAGAACATTTCGGTAATCTTGATGTCACATCTTTCTTTGGGCCGGCATTAAGCGAAGGTGCTTCTACTTGCTTTAATGGTGCAACTGCCGTTACTTATGCAAATGGTGTTCTTACGATAACTGCTTCGGGTGCGGTTTCCCTGAAATCTCCGAAGATTCTTCAGGAAAATGGTGTTGTCGGCATTGAACAGTGGGTAGAATGAAAGTAGAGGGAGTTAACTTTGTCGATGAAGAAGTTAAGAAAATGAAGAAAAGAGAATTCATCAACAAGCATAAAACTTCTTTTTTTCTTGATAGGACAGAAACAGAAAGAGAAAATATCCTCTCTGACATATACGACAGGATCGTTAGTGCCAGACCTCCTTCAGTGGATATTATTTAAAGTGGTTTGTTTTCAGGAAGGGGGAGGCGTTTGCCTTCCCTTTTCTCTTATTTGTTAGAATATGGCTACAATTAAAGAAGCATTAGATAATGTAACCTCTCTTGTTGCTGGGTTTGAAGGAGAGATTCAGAATGTTATGGATTCGAATAAATCTCTTGTTAGGGAATTTGTGACGGAACAGCTGTATTCGGGAGTAAATGGTAATGATAAACCATTGCGTCCAACTTATTTGAATGATCCCTGGTTTCCTACTTATGAAGCCGCAAAGAGTTACGCCAAGATGAAGAAGAGAATAACGAAACCGACTCCATCTTTCCAAGGTTATCCGGCGCGAGATATTTATACTCCAAACCTCATTATAACAGGCGAATTCTATGATTCTATACGTGTCTCTTCGTCTTCAAGGGGATTGAAGATAGAAACGAGGGGAAGTGACATAGGACCGGATATTGAAAGAAAGTACGGAAGTGCCATATTGGGAGTAGGAGGAAAGTCCCGTGAGTACTTCCTTAAATATGTGCTTAATCCGGCGCTTAAAAATTACTTCTCAAAATTTGGTGTATTATGAGTTGTTGGTGTCAAGGTAATAAACGGCTTGCTTCTATAGAGAAAATGCGGGAGATCGCAAGAAAGGCTGCTAAAATGGAACAATCTGTGTTTGTCCTAATAGAAAAGCCGGATGGTACATATTATTTTGTCAAAGATGGAGAGAATTATACCGGCACATTTATTGAGTACATATATCCGTAATACGACAAACAGACCAAAAAAAAGACTACTTGGTCAGAAAAATCACGGGTGTTATACAAAAATAAGAGGAAAAATAGAACAAACCTGCCTCGAAGCAAGGGTGGGGTAACAATATTTTACAGAGTGAGGCATGGTAGAAATTTGTGTATTGATATTTTACCAAACAGCCCACTTGAAAGTGGTAAGGTTCTGGTAAGGGTAATTAAGCAATAACGGCAAGATTACGGCAAGGCCTTTTGATAAAAGCCATAGATAAGAGGAGTTGCTATCTCCTCCTCTTATCTATTCCAGTATTGTTGATGATCCTGTAAATCGTCTGCTCTGACTTTACCCCGGTTTTTGACATTATCTCTTTGATCTTTCCTCCTGACAGATACAGGTCTATCACCTGTTTTTCCTGCTCTTCGGTGATCTGTTTCCCGTTTCGGAGAGGAACTTCCCTTCTCCTTAAGATTGCCATCACGGTCGTCTGAGAGATGTTAGCATACGTCGCTATCTTTCTAAGTGTCCAGCCATCCTTATATTGCTGACAAACAAGTAGTTCTTCTCGGTCTGTGATAATCTTTCCTCTTTTTTTACTCACTTTTTCCATGTTGTTTATTTTTTTGTTTTACAAAGAATTTACAAGCAGTCTGTACGCAGACTCTTTGGCCGCCAAATGCTTATCTTCGTTTTCATCGTCATCACACCAATCCCAGATCTCAGAGTCCGTACAATGCACTGAGATACCCAAACCGCTTAATACATACTGTCCGTAACCTGTTTTCTCGATAGTAATTGCCTCGTTGTTAAATTCAAACGTCTTCATAATCTTTGTTTTTTATATTGTTATTACTTTATCTCTTATTTTGATGTTACAAAGATAGCAATTAATGTGATATGCTCCAAATAAAACAGGAAAGATATTGTGATTTACTACATTATTTAACATTGGGGCATAAAAAAGGGTAGCCCTAAAGCTACCCTTTCCCGCTGATTGGCGTCAACTTCAGTGTCGGACCGAAATCCCCTGACTTATCTATTATAATGCTTCTATTTTGGTTGCGTCTTTTAATCCCAAGTATTCATTATCATCTTTTAGCCCTGTAAGCCCAAAAGGAGTTTTACGCTCGCGTAAACATTTTTCAGTCAAATCATTAACTAGGCTGATAATATGTATAAGTGTCTCGATTGTACACTTATTGTCATCATACACATAATCATCTGCGTTGATAATATCCTTAATCAAGTTCAGCAACCCTGATGATAAGCCGAACATGCCGGCATGGTTTAAAATCTCTTTACCGAACTTTGCCAGTTCGCAAACTTGGTCTGCTGTCAGACCTTCAAACTTTTCTCTAATTTCTGAAAATTCCATAATGATACTTTTTATTTTTCGTGATTCGTGTATTCGTATGTATTCTGATGATTTACAGCGTATAAGCTGCATTGTTAGTCGTTGTAAAAGAAGTGTTCGCTTCCCTTACGGAACACCCTATATGCTGCATACAGGGTGCCCAGCAGTATTAAAAGTTCTAACATAGCAGTGTGATTAGGCGGCAGAATTCATCTCACCTTTTATTTGCTTGATGGCTTTCTTCACGTCCCAATCGTTTTCGTATAGGGCTATGATGAATCGCCTGCCTCTCTGCGTCCAGACCGTATATGTGTTGGTGTGGGTATTACCTCTTTCGCTTGTGAAAATATTGGTCCTTACATCGTGCATTCCCCATCTGTCATACGGAGCTTTCAACAGCCATTGGTCGGACTGTTTGTATTGTATGCCAAGCTCTTTCAGTTTGCTGTTGAGCTTTTCCGCATTCATCCCTATCTCCTTGGCTACCTGTGTAGTGGTCAGAGTGTTGACCGATTGTAGGTGGGTGTCGTAGTAGTTGACCTTAGGGGCGGCCTTTTGCAACTCTTCCGTTTGTAGGTTAACTGTTTCGGAAAGATGATTGTTTTCTAATAAAAGCCGTTCTTTCTCCTCTTCGGCTTGAATCACCATTAAGGCAAGCTCCTTTCGGGAAAGTTCACGTGTTTCAAGTTCCTCCCAACGGTTAATAATCTTAGCTCGCAAATTTGCATCATACCCACTTGCAAGGAGTAAACAGTCTTTTTTAGTAAGTTGGTAACAAGGGCTTTCTCTGTTAGATTTGTCAATATAAGAGGTCAATTCAAAATTGAATGCACCTCTATCTTCCAGTTGTTCAAGGATATTGCGAATGTCTCGCATTACATTTGAATGGGCTTTGCCTGTGAGTTCTGCTATTTGCAAAGAACTCATTGTGTTCTTGACTTCTAATAATCCAGTCATAACTTCAGAATTTTGAACAATAAAAAACTGCGCTACGTGCTGTTCAAGTTTCCAAAGCAAAACTCCGTGGGTATTTCTACTCCACGACACGGCGCAGTTATATCCATAATATTTTAAGATACACTAAATATGTATGGGCACAAAAAATGCCGCTATGTTTGCGGCTTCGTACCGCTTCGGAATTTGAACACTACAAAGGAAAGAATAATTTTTGATATTTCAAAATATTGGAGAAATTTTTATTCTAAGAACGCTTGATTTCGCTTTCGCTACTCTTTTTAGATAAGATTAAATTTGTTGCCATGTGAATCGTACAATTTGGCATTATAGACAGAAAAACGGCTGCCCTTTCCCGTTGTACTTCACCTCACAAGGCAGTGGGTGCATTAACACTCCACACGGGGGTAGCAGCCGATATATTAATATCTTAACTATAAAACAAAATGTTATGGCATAAAAAATGCCTACGCAAATGGCAGGCTTCCGCTTGCCTTGTGAATTGAAGTACATTGCAAAGGTAGATATAATATTTAAATATCCAAATAAAAACCGATTATTTTTCGTAACGTTTTTTATTTCCTTCTCTTGCAATTCGATGGTGGCTTGCTGTTGTTCTGCTTTTACTTCGAGCTGTTTTAGGCGTTCTTCACGCTTTGCAAGCGTGGCTTGTGCAATCGTAAGGGCACGTGCCATGATTTCTTCGGGGGTGTCTTCCGCTTTGGTGGCAATGTAGCCGCCAGTGGTTCGTACTTCGTGAAGGATTTGTTTTACCCCCTTCTTGAATTGTTTGGCAATTGGTTTACGGGATTGCATAAGGACTTCATATAATCCGTCCTCGGTTAGCATCCAAACTTCCTGATTCCCACCGGGGGTCGTAACAATATTACGAACCTTTTCATCATCATCTACGAGATTAGTTAACTTGCTTGAATTGCTTTCGGAGTATTCTAATACTTCTCCTACTTCTTTGGCTAAGAACAATGGATTTTCTGCTGTTCCATAAACGGCGAATTGGTGTCCAAGCAATTCGGTTTGTTTTAGGACTTGAATTGGTTGATTTAGCATAATAATAAAAACGCGCCTACTACGAGCTGCTAAATCAACCATAGGGTTTATTTTGGAGGCGTTTCCGTATCTCCACTCGGTAGGCGCAATATCTTTAAAACGATAGATACTACTACAATATGTCTTGGCAAAAAAATAACTCCCAATGGAATCCATAGGAGTTTGCCACCCCTATAATTGATTTAGCACTGCAAATATACAACCTTTATTTGAAATACAAAAAGAAAAAGCGGGAAATATTTGCGAAAAAGTGAATTATAAGTTACCTTTGCGACATGAAACAGGAACGGAAAATATTATTCTATAAAGACTACTTCATTTCATTCTATCGTTCACTGGATAGCGGAGCGCAAAAGAAACTTGATTACGTGTTGGGCATGCTCAAAATACAGGAACGGATAAGTGAGAAGTTTGTAAAATTTGTCCGTGACGGCATTTATGAAATCAGAGCGTCTTATGACGGGAATATTTACCGTGCATTCTTTCTATTCGATGAAGACAACATCGTGATGCTGTTCAACGGATTTCAGAAGAAAACGCAAAAGACGCCGGAAAGTGAAATTAAAAAAGCATTGGAACTTAAAAAAGAATATTATGCAGGAAAAAAATAACATTGGCAGCTTTGACGCCATACTTGATGATAAATATGGCAAAATAGGGTCTCCCGAGCGTGAAGAATTTCACAAGGAGGCTTATGCTTATTGCATAGGGCAAATAGTCTGTAACGCACGTAAACAAGAAAAAATGACGCAATCTGAATTGGCAGAAAAAGTCGGTACTAATAAAACTTATATATCAAGGATAGAAAAGGGAGTTATCGAACCTGGGGTCGGATTGTTTTTTCGTATCATCGACGCACTCGGTCTCAAATTCGAGATTGTAAAGCCTGTGATGTAAAGGGAAAGGGAATGATATGGAAACTTACACTCTTGAGGATATAAAGGATAAGGTTTATGGAGAAATCGGTACTCCGCGCCGGGATAAGATTGAAACCGAACTTTCCAACCTTCGTGTCGGGCTTCAGATACGCAATGCTCGTGAAGCAAGGAAAATGACCCAAAGCGAGCTTGCAGGAAAGATAGGAAAGGAGCGTTCTTTCATATCTAAAGTTGAAAGGGAAGGGAGCAACCTTACTCTTTCCACGCTTTACGACATTGTGACTAAAGGGCTTGGGGGTAAATTGAACATAGAGGTACAATTTTAACCATGTTTTAGCTAAAACGGATTAAAGCAGTAGAGTAATTTGTCCGTTAGTTTGCTGTATACAGTTATTTAAACGCATAAATTATGAGAAAAATAGCATTTGTTCTGTTATTGTTTTCGTTCTTGTGTTCATGTGATAAAAATGAAGAATTAAAGCAAGATGAAAATTTAAGATTGAAATATAAGGGAGTAATCACTGTTAATAATGATAATAGCAGAAGGGTCGTTTTATCTTTTTATAAAGATATGACATATGATATATCAACAACGATTTCTCCTGTTTTTGGTAATGAGGGCGACAAATATATGTCTGGTGCTTCCGGTGTCTATCGTGAAGAAGATGATAGAATTATATTGGAGGAATCTGCTCAAATTGGCATATGGGAAAAAGTCGGTAAATATGAATGGAAAACAGAAAATGAAAATACGATGGAGTTATCTAAATGGTTTCCTGTAGAATATACTATGTCGGGAGATAATATCGAAAGTCTCTCTAATGGTGTAGGAATATTAGTGAAGGGAATTAAATATTAGCATGTAGAATATATTATAAACATTTAAATTACATACACTTATGAAGAAGTTTTTATTTTTATTAGCTGTATTGTTTGTCGTATCATCTTGTAGTACATCTAGTTATAGTGAAAAAAGATGGTCTATAGATTTTAGAGAGTATATAAATGACCCTAATTTTACTATAAATCCGACAGATATTGCGAATAAGGAGTTTGAACCTATAGGCTTAATAGATTTGGAATTCTGCGGAGGGGCAAAAGTAAAAAAGGAGCATAAATTGCATGTACGCAAAGTGACAGTTGATAAATGGTCCATATATTATGTCCCAACCTTAGAAAGAATGATTTCTACTGCAGTTGAAGAGGCTAAAAAGATCGGTGCTAATGGAATTATAAAATTTGATCTTATCAGAAAAGATAAAACAAAAGGTTCATATCCTGTATATGAAGTTACAGGAGTAGCCGTAAAATATAAATAGAAAGATATTATTCATCTTTCTCCTAACCAGTCTTCGCCCGCCGGAAGGTGGGCGTTTTTGTGTTGCTGAAAAGTTAAATCGAGCGTTGTTTTAATCAATTTGCTAAGTAAATTGTTTCATTAATAAATTGTTTGCTATATTTGTACAATAAAACATCATCGATAGAACAAAAAGTTAATGAACATACTAAACACATGGCTCCAGTAATCACATATTTACTAAACAATGCTCCTTGGATAGCTGTTATAGTATTAGCAATCATTGGGAGTTGGAAACTGTCAAAGTATCATGCTAAGTTAGAAGAAACTAGGAATAAGGTTGATAGTCTTCCTTGTGATAAACATAAGGACGGTATTCGTGATTCAGAACAAAGATATAATGAACTACAACGAATTGTTACCTCTACCAATGATATGGTTGTCGAAATAAACAAATGGTTAATGAAATTTGATAATGATATGATTGATAAGTTAGCAAAGAAGGCAAGTCCCTTAAAAATGACCCCTCTTGGAGAAGTTTTATTTGAGAAATCATCAGCCAAAAAAACAATAGATAATAATATTGATTTTTTAATTAAGGAACTAGAAGATATAAACCCTCAAACAGCTTATGATGTGGAGGAAGAAGCACTAAGTTATCTTTTGAGAAACATGGGGAATGAGATGTTTGCTGATATAAAGAAATTTCTTTATTATTCCCCTGATACAATTCAATTAAAAGATCCTTCTTCTGGAGAAGATAAAGATGTGAGGCTTTCAATGCAATCTATAATCAAGCTAATGAGCATATATCTTAGAGATTTATATTTAAAGAAACACTCTAATATCGTATAATATATAAAGGCGGACTAACATCCGCCTTTCTTTTTGCCTGCCTTTCTTATCTTTATTCATTCTAAATAGCTTGTAAATTTCCTCAAATCTTCCTATATTTGTGCGGAAACCGTGTCAAGTGGCCCGGTACTTAATTCGAACGTTATGGCAAATGAATTAAAAATCACGGATGTAGTCGATCAAAAAGCTTTTGATCAGTTGCGAAACTTTAAGGCGGAATTAAACGAGAATTATTCAATTTATAAGAAGCTTGCTTTAGAATTAGCCGGTGGAGTTAAAATCAATCCTAAAACATTCCAAGAATTATCTGACAAATCGATTCTTTATAATAAAACACTAAATGATCTTATTGTTACTCAGAATAGAATGGCTGCTATTCAGGAAAAATATAATAAGACTTTGGAGGATTATGGGAATAAGATAAATAAATTACTGACTCTTAATACCCTTCCTAAGCAATTTGACGATTTAGTTAAAGGGATAAATAAGATATCTAGCTCTCTAGATACGCTTTCTTCTAAATTTCAGAACGCTTCTTCTGCCCAAAGTTCGGCATCTCAGGCAAATCAATCGTATACCCAATCTACTAATCGATTAAATCAGGCGATAGCGACTACTGAGATTAGGTATGCTGAAATTGTAGATAATATATTAGCTTATGATAATAATGTTACTAAATTGACGGCAGATACCATTCAGAACAAGATTAGAATAAAGGAATTAGGAGATGAACTCAAACGATTGGATAAGGAATATAAGAATGGGAATATCGGCTTAACTGATTATCTGAATAAATCTGCATTACTAAAGCAGCGTCAAACGGAGCTTTCGGAACAAAACAAGCAGTACTCAAGCTTAATGAGAAATCATGCTGCTGTTATTATTTCCGCATCTAGCAGCTACAACGAAATGAATGCTGCGGTATTGGCTCTTGAAAAACGGCTGAAATCTATGTCTAAAGATTCATTTTTAGGTTCTGAAGGACAAAAGACATTACAGCAGATACAGACGCTGAAGAATGAATTAAAGAGCATGGATGCTCAGATGGGAAATTATCAACGTAACGTTGGTAATTATGCTTCTCATTGGAATGGTTTAGGTATGTCTGTTCAGCAAGTCGCACGTGAGTTGCCATCTCTTGCAGTTGGTTGGAATACGTTTTTCCTTGCAATATCTAATAATCTTCCGATTTTAGCAGATGAGATTAAAAAGGCAAATGCTGAATTTAAAGCAATGCGGGAATCTGGAATGAAGGGAATACCTGTTTGGAAACAGTTGACTGGGGCTATCTTTAATTGGCAGACAGCATTAGTGGTAGGGATAACTTTGCTTTCTGTATATGGAAAAGATTTGGTAAATTGGATTAGCGGATTGGGTAAAACAAAAGATGCATTATTAGAAACAGTAAATGCTACAAATCAATTAGCGGTAGCTATGAGAAAGGGAGTGTCTGATTCGGTTAAGGAGCGAACAGAGTTAAAGCTATTATATGATGCTTCGCAAGATACTACGCGATCAATGGAAGAAAGGAAAGCGGCGGTTGATGAGCTCCAAAAAAGATATCCCAATTATTTAGGAAGTGTCAAAGATGAGGATATATTAGCAGGAAAAGCAGCTTCGAGTTATAAAGAACTGACGTCTGCTTTAATTGCGAACGCCCAAGCACGTGCTATCGAAGAAACAATGGTGGAAAATAGTAAAAAGGCTCTTGAATATGAGAATAAAATGCGATCTGCTCTTGTAGATCGTTATCAAATACAAAAAGAAATAGATAGATTGGAAGCAGAGGGACCTAAGATTGTTGTACAAAGGGGAGGTGGGGCTTATGATATAAATGCACTTGCTCTTGTAGGTTTAAGAACCAGGCTTGAAGATGCTGAAAAAAGAATGGAGAGTTTCCAAAAAACAGCTGATGGTTTTAAAAGAGCAAATGAGGGACTAGCTGAAAGCATTAATATAAATGACCTGCTAAATCCACCAACATCAAAAGGTGAAAATTCGGCTGATAAACTAGCAAAACATCAAGAAGACATCGCTAAACGTCTTTCCGAAACCCGTATTTCTCTTATAGATGATGAGTATGAAAAAGAAAGGCAGACAGCTCAAAAGAAGTATGAAGAAAATATAGCATCCATCAAAGGTAATTCGGAAGAAGAAAATGAATTGAGAAAGAATTACGAACAGATACTTCAGGATGAATTGCTGGCGATAGATAAGAATTACTTAGATAAAAAAGATGAAGAAGAAAGAAAAAGGATTGAAAGCATTATGAAATATGAGATGGATCGTAAAAAGAATGACTATGCCGCTAAATCCATTGATAATTCAAGAGATATGCAAAGAGATATCCGCGAACAGGCTACATTATATGAACAAGGCATAATCACTAAAAAGGAATACGAAAAGAGAAAGGCCCAAATAACGCAAGATTATGCGATAATAGAGACTGAGCGTACTATGGCACTTCTGCAAGAATTGATTAATGTACAAGGCATATCAGATGAAGAAAGATTAAGATTGAAAGAAGCCCTTGCCGAAGAGGAAATAAAGCTTATAGAAAAGGTTAGAGATGCTCACACTAAAGCGAGGGATGAAGAAAATGAAAGTGATAAAAAATATTGGGAAGATATTCAGTCATCAATAGATAAACTGAAGAATGTTAGTGATGACGCAGTTGATGGGCTAGGCACGCTGTTTGGAGGAATAACAGAGCTAATCCTGAAGATGGTAAAAGATGGTAAATTGGGATTAGAAGATCTTTTGGCTAGTGCAGCTGCTATATCTGAAGGATTATCAACTATGGTTATAGGCATGTACGATCGGCAAATAGAAAAAATCGAGGAACGACAGAAAAAGAATGAAGAGGCCGCAGAGGAAGAAAAAGAGCGCATCGAGGACTTAGTGAATAGTGGAGTTATTTCTACGGAAGTAGGTGAGGCTCGGAAACGGGCCGCTGAACAAACGACAGCCGATAAAAATAAAGAACTTGAAAAGCAAAAAGCTGAAATCCAGCAAAAGCAGGCCAAATGGGATAAAGCTAATTCTATCATACAGGCAACAATTGCAACATCCTTGGCGGTAACTAAAGCGTTGCCGAATTTTGTTATTGCTGCTATAGTTTCCGCAATGGGAGCTGCTCAAATAGCCATGATCGCAGCCCAGCCCATCCCGAAATACGCAAAGGGGACAAAGGACAAATCTCACCCAGGAGGTTTGGCTATTGTCGGTGATGGCGGCAAGCGAGAGGTTATTCTTACGGATAGCGGAGCTTATATCACCCCATCTGTTCCTACTTTGGTTGATATGCCTAAGCATGCTGAGGTCATCCCAGATATAGTTGATTACAAAAAAATGGCTCTTCGCTCTGACGCAATGATGCTTGATAAGATGAGGCGTGACAAAGGAGATCCCGTCATAGTTAATGTAAATAATGACTACAGCAGACTGGAGAGACGGTTTGAGGACGTGTATGGAGAAAATCGGAAAATGGTTCGATATATGAAAAAGATGGCCCGTTCCGCAGAGTATCGCTATCTGGACAGTAGATTATAACTTATCATTATAAATAAATCATCGTGTGAAGGAGCACGTTACAGAATTATGGAAAACTTTAAAGAATTAATTCCTATCAGAGAAAACAATGGCAAAAGAGCCGTTAACGCACGTGACCTACATGCTTTTCTTGAAAGCAAAAGAGATTTTTCCAATTGGATTAAAGATAGGATTAAAGCCTATGATTTTATTGAAAATCAGGACTATCAGGTTTTCAACAATTTTGGCGAAAACCCAAAAGGTGGGCGCCCGTCAATTGATTATGCTATTTCAATCAGCATGGCAAAGGAATTGTCTATGATTGAGAATAACGAACGCGGCAAACAAGCTCGAAAGTACTTCATAGCCTGTGAAGAGCATAAACATGAGCTTTCTCGTAAAGAGCTTGCGCTTATGGTCATTCAGGCGGAAGAAGAGAAAGAGAGGCTTCAAATGGAAAATAAGCATACAAAAGCCTTGCTGGAACAGAAACAAGAACAACTGGATGAATCTAAAGAGTGGTTCTCTATTAAACGATACGCAAAAGAGAATGGTTTAAACTGGAGAAAAATAAATTGGCGGGCATTGAAAGCTTTGTCTTTCGAACATGGATATGATGTGAAAAAGATATTTGATGCCAACTATGGTCAAGTCAATATCTATCATATCGATATTTTTAATATATACCTCTCACATTAAAATACCCATAATGCTATACAATGATTTAGACAAAATTCCCCTGGACATCTTTATTGACGTCTTTTTAGGAGAAAAGAGAAAACTCATAATAGATGGCAATCATTCAGAGGAAGAACTGGAATCACAGGCCTCAATGCTCATATCTGAATATATCGAAATTGTAGGTGGAGCTTCTGTTTCTAGTGAAATCTTGAAAAAGAGTAATCTGATCAATCTTCATATAAAAGTTGAATGTATGAGGATTGCGGAACTGATGGCAAATCGGGGAGAATGGGATGAAGTGGTTAATATCTTAAGATCCTTTGGATATCAGCTATTCCCGTCTGAACATGAAAAAATTAGAAAGCGGATATCGGCTATAATGTCGCAGAGTCGTTATCTGATAGAGAGCTATAACAGCAAAAAGACGGAAGAGCAATCTTTCAAAATGGATAAAAATTACTTTGCCAGGGAAAGAGTTATGGTCATGGCTCATTTTGGAATGCAGATCCGCAAGAATGAGATTACTGCAAAAGAATATGCCTTTATGGTTAAGCGTATGTGTGACGATGTAAAATCAATAAAACGCAAGTAGCTATGTACTTTAGATGTCAGATTTTAATAAATGGAATATCCTACGAAGCAACGGATGATCTCAAGAACTGGGATGATTTTGAACTTGCTTATAAAAGAAGTGATTATGACGGAGTACTTCGTTCTTTTAGCACTAAATTTGAGTTTGTAAACCGGTCTTATAATTTGTTGAAGGAAGAATATTCAAAGAATTACCTTTCTTCCAGTGCCGGTATAGCTTTTTATAAAAGAAACAATAGCTGGAACTGGGATAAGGTATTTCAGTGCGCTTTAGATTTTTCCTCTTATTCGGATGATGGGTATACAATCTCTATTAACGCAATTGATGATACGCTGGCCGCTATTATTAAAGCTAAGAGAAATATTCAGTATGAGTATCTGGTGTCTGAATTAAAGCCTCAATCTCTTTATTATGACGGTCTGAAATTCCGGTATGAAGCTAAATACGTGTCAGGAGGAACAACTGTAGAAGATGATGCTAACCTTCAGTATATCGAACATTATGGACCTCTTCTTCCGGGGGGAGAGGGGAAGCCTATTGTATTGGGCTTTCCTTTGTATATACTAGATAATAGTGAACTCCCGAAGCTGAATTCTCCATTAGTCTTTACAGATGAGCCGTTTTCGAGTGATGGGGGTGTGCAGCCCTTTGCAGAAGCGCTTTCTGATATTAATATCACAATAAAACTGTCATTTTCGTTTTATGTGATTGGAAGCACCAGCAATGGAACTGTATCTTCGCAGATTGTATTATATATACAAAGGGCTGACGGAACACTCGAACAGAAAATGAGGGCTCAACATATAGCCGGGAACTCCCCTACTTTTGTTAATGAAAATATAACTTCAGTTCTTCATAAAGGAGATACTGTCAGGATGGAACTGGAATTAAACAATTCAGTAAGACCTGTGGCAATGACATGGACTACTTATCTGAGAGGCTTCTCTTTATCTGTAAATTTCCAATCCCGTATCAATCCTGTCAATATAGATGTCCTTCTTTTGACCACTGTTGCAGAAAAGCTCCTTGAAAGCATGACAGATAGCAGTGATTATAGCGTAGATATATACAATTATGTACCTGGTGGAATTACCCGGAGTCGACTCTCTTCGTGTTTTATAATGCCGGCAGAAAGTGCAAGAAATCTTCCTAATGCAAAGCTATACACTTCCTTCAAGAAATTTTGTGAGTTTATGGAGGCTGAGTTTGGCTATGTTCTGGTTGTAGAAGGGAACAACGTTACTTTTATTCATAGATATGCATTGTTTGACAATTATGTCGTAAAAGACCTTTCAGATCAGATAAACGATTATGAATATAGCGTCAATTCCTCTCTTATCAACACTTCCGTAAAAGTTGGATATGATAAGCAGGATTATGACAGTATCAATGGACGTGATGAGTTTCGGTTTACAAATGAATTCTCAACAGGATTAAAACTGACGGATAATACTCTTTCTTTTATCAGTCCTTACCGGGCGGACGCGTATGGAATAGAGTTTTTGGTTCAGAAGAGAGGGGAAGATACCACCGATAATGATAGCGATAATGATGTTTTTATCGTAGGTTGTCAATATGCAACTTCGGCAGAGAATGGTAATCTGTTATTAGACCGTCCGTACAGCCCTAGTCAGTTGCTGGGTCTAATCAGCCCTGATACAATGTTTAACATAGAATATTCACCTCGTTTTATGCTGGAAGCAAATAAGGCATATATAGGCGCATGCACAAATATGCTTAAGTTTACTTCTTCTGATGGTAATAGTAATGTCTCAATTGCGGGAATAAAAGAAACCGATGATTTCCCTATAGATAATCGCTTGTTTACGGTAGGAGAAGTAGACGTTGAGACAAGTGAAGTGGATATTCCTTCAAATTTATCCGGATTAATCTCTCTTGATTATAATGGAGAGGCCGTACACGGATATATTAAAGAGATGAAGATTAATGTCGGAAAGACCGAATCGGTAAGATATTCTCTAATTGTGAAAGAGATAAAAAGCTGATAAGTTATTGTAATTGTTATAATAATTAGTATATTTGCATTGCAGTGTCAAGTGGCACTTAACCCATAAAAGAACGAAAAGACCATATGATTAAAATCGGTGACATCTGTCCATTGTTCTTTTCTCCATTAAAGAACAAATTTCAGCAGGATATAGACTATATCCAGCGCTTTCATACAAATGACAACATTCTAGTCCAGGTATTTTCGAATGATTCCAGCCATTCTGTTACGGCTTATTTACGCAATTTAGTATCAGGCAATCAAATACCCGTTTCTTTTTCTGAATATCAGGTGAATGATACGATAAAAATGTATTATTCCGCAATAACAGGGCTTCATGATGCTGTATATATACTTGAGGTAGCGGATGCTTCTGGCAATTTCTATGCTGTTAGCGAGCCCTTCTCAATCTGTTCTGATAGCCTCATTTTGGATGAGACATGTCTTATTAGATGTTCTCACAAAGATAACAATTCTCCTTTTGACAATATCTTCTGGCCTGGTGAAGATCAGTTGTTTTTTGAATTCAGAATAGAGGGAGGATTCAAACCGAACGGTTATTCTGCAAAAGTTGAAAATGAGCAATTTCGGAATCAAAAACAGGAAATTATAGAATTATATTCAATTCCATATGACACGTTTTCTTTGTCGTGCGGTAATTCCTCAGGTATTCCTTATTGGTTTGTCCAATTTATAAATAAAGCCCTATGTCTTTCCGATTTTTATATAAATGACACGGCTTATGTTCGTTCTGGAAATTCGGTGCCTGAAGTAGCTCAGATATCGGAGGATAGTCAGATGTTTTGGGCTTCAGTCTTATTGGAACAGAGAGAGAATGATCTTTCTGGATTAGGCGGTATACCCGGTGGTTCGTCAGCGATTAATCTCGTTGGATTTAATATAAACAATCCCAAGGAGGGAGAGATGTTACAGTATGATTCCTCCCAATTAGCTTTTGTAAATACTGATAAAATTGAAGTGTAATGAAGAAGAAGGTAACAAAAGAGTTATGGTATGGAAGTGAGATAGACAAGGATGGCAATCCGGTATATCCTCCGTTGGCACCTTCTGAAGAAAGGCATTTAGAAGGATTGAACCAAGGGGAAGTATATATACATAACAGAGATGAAGACCCTAAAATCATTATTGTAACCGATAAAGGAAACGTAAAAGAAATTGGCGGAGATGGTGAAGCACTAGAGAAAAAATATATACGAAAGGATCAACCGGATGGTACCGATTTCTTATTGAGTGCTAACGGTGGCCTTGTAGTTCGTGGCGGAGAATTGATAGAAGAAGTTGAAGATTCATTGATTGAAGAATTAGAATAATATGGCAATACTAAGTAACGGTAAGTTCTACGGATTTCTTTGTTCTGTGAAAGCGACAGGACGTAAGTTGTCGAACGGCGTAAAGGAATACGTCGAAGACTTCGTGTCCGGATTTGCCGGTCATGGATGGAAGCTGTGGGAGTATATCAAGGGTAAATGGAAACTGGAGATAGACAGTCTCGTTGTTCGCGAAACAATGGTCGTTTTTGAGCTTCTTATTCAGAAGATCCGCGCGGTGAAGGGTGCACTGGGTATCACTCAGGCATGCGGCCGTATAAAGACTGCCACGCTGGATGAGTCCGGACAAAACTGGCTGGTCACCATCGAGGATGAGATGTCTTTTGTCGCACACGATTTCATCCGGTGCCAGGATTGGACGAATGGTACCCTTAAAGGCTATTGGGTCGAGATAGCCGAAATACGCAAGATTGACGGTGTTGATACAATCGTCATACCTGTCAGTGAGTTCACCGGCGGTATAGGTTACACAGACGGCATGGAGGCTGTTGATCCGGCATTGTCGGGTATGACTACTCCGGCTGTCAGTGATGAGATTGTCCAGTTCGGTAACTCGAAGGATGTAAATCGTCAGAGCGCGATCTATCTGCATGCCGATGAAGGTGGACAGCCTGCAATCGATATCTTATTCGGTATAAAAAGCAAGAGTTTTGCCGGTTGTATGAAAATCCGTATGGGCGGTGATATTCCCGGAACAGACGGGCTTAAGGGCTTCTATTGCGAAAATGGTATGATCAAAGGTACAGACTCTACAGGGCATGTCGTTTACTGTATCTATCCGGACGGAACTGCTGAGTTTGGAGACGGCTCAGCCCGGTTTGCTACAGATAGATCCGGTCATATAGCCGGAGGTGCCATTTCGTGGTATTGGGACGCATCGAAAAAAAAATATGTGTGTTCCATGAAGGGAGTGGTCTTAACGTGGGATAATCTGGACGAGGAAACAAAGGAAAATCTCAAGGGCGAACCGGGTAAAGACGGGCAAGACGGTACGAATGGTACTGACGGTAAAGACGGCACAAGCCTCATTTTTATGGGGGAATTCTCTTCTGCTCCGGCAAATCCTCAGAACGGATACTGGTATCGTAATACTACCGACAAGAAATGCTACGTATACCAGGATGGCGCATGGTATGTGATGACTGAGGATGGTAAGAATGGTCTTGACGGAGAAGGAAGCATCTCTGCTGATCTTGACGATGAAATGCAGTCTGTAGCTTGCTCTCTGGACGGGACAGTGGTATCCGGTTTGCCCATCACAACAACATTCTCTATGTTCTACGGAACAACCGAGCTTCCTCTTGATTCTCTATCTGTAGGCAGCATCACAGGCGTGACAGCAACGGCTGATCGTAGCACGGGGATAGTTAAGGTTACAGCTATTACTGCTGCGGTGGCTGATGTAATTCGCATACCCATAACGGGACGGGTAACATACAAAGGTTCTCAGTATGAACGTACCCTGCATTTATCGATAAACAAAGTGAAGCCTGGGGAGAATGGAGAGGATGGGACTGACGGAACAAATGGTCAGAACGCGGTCATTTACTCGCTTCAGCCATCGACCAATATCATAAAGAGAGATGCTGACGGGAACAGTGATGTCTCGAATATATCCTGCCGGGTGATGAAGACCGACGGAGCTTCTACTGTCGTATCCTCTCTGCCAGTTGGCTACTCAATGGATTATATTATAGACTCAGGAAATGCGACTAGCTATACTCCGGATAAGCAAATATCCGTCTCCGGGATAACAGATAAGATACAGTTCCGGCTTTACAATGAAACATCGGGAGTAGTACTGATCGACCGCGAAACGATTGCTGTTGTCTCAGACGGGAAGAAGGGGCTTGACGGTATAAATGGTGAAGATGGTAAAGACGGTCTCAGTATTACGTGGAAAGGGGATTTATCAAGCGCTCCTGCCAATCCTCAAAAAAACTGGGCTTATCGCAATACCAGTAATGGTATCGTCTATATCTATAACGGCACCGCTTGGGAGTTGATGGTTGCGGACGGTCAGGACGGAACAGATGGTACTGACGGCACGGATGGCCTGAGTGTTTTCATTACATACCATGACAGCGAAGATGAACCATCCCGTCCGACCGGAAGCGGGACAAGCGGAGGATGGCACACTAACGCAACAAAAGATGTTGTCTGGATTTCTCAGAAGGTCGCTTCAAGCGCTTCTTCCGGCACATGGGGTGATCCTATACGATTCAAGGGATTACCGGGGAAATATACGGAGCTACGGTATAAGTATGCTTTCGGAAAGCCTGCTACGCCTACCGGTACAAATCCGGCAGGATGGTCCCTTTCTCCGGATCGGGAGGATATTACCTTCTCGTATTCGGGTAACTTTACAAAAGACGGTGATTACTATGTCTCTCCATCTCCTACATCTCATTCCTCGACATACAAGCAAAGGGTGTCATTTACGACAAGAAGAGCTAATCAGATGATACATATAGAGATTGATGTATCATCCGAGCAGAACTACGACAAGGGTATCGTAGAAGCCCTTGATACGTCCTATCGCATGGACAACGAACATGCCTGGGAGGGAAGTGGAGTAACCAATGCGGTGGTGGATATTGCAGTGCCTACAGCCGGCAGTCACTTTGTTGAGATTGTATATACGAAAGACGGCAGCACAAGCAGTAACGAGGACAGAGTCAAGTTCCGTATGCTCGATCCTACTACCTGTTGGTATTCCACTGCAGTGATTGATGGTAAAACAACTCCTTCCTGGAGCGAACCTGTCATATTCCCAACGGACTCCAAGACCGAGGAGCAGGTTTACCTGCTTGCAAAGTCTAAGCGTAATGTTATTGACCTCCCGACATCAAACGAATACGTTAACGAATACATTGGTGATGCTCCTGAATATAGTAGCTCAAAATTCTATTCGGCAGGTAACATAGTAAAATACAATAATGTATACAAGGTAGCTATTCAGGCGCATTCGGGGATTGCTCCGACCAATGAGGCATACTGGGAAGATGTGCTCTGGTGGGTGGATAATCCTCGTGGAGCATCGGAAACTTATCCTTATGAGTATACTTGTGAACGTACTCTACAGGATGGAAAGTGGGGAGAATATAAGAACTATCGTCTCTTTGGTCATTACGGGAAGGACGGCGAACCGGGTGCAGATGGCAAACCGGGAGAGGATGGAAAAGATGCGAATCTGCTTCCTTGGGTGGAACAATGGAATAATAATAAGACACTGATAGATGGCGAATATATCGTATCTCCGAAGATGTTTTCCGGTACAAAGGATAGTGGTGGGAAACTGACCGGTATTGCGTTAGGCAGGGATTGTATCACCATTGACGGAGAAAAACGCACAGGAATTTTCGCTTTGGTAAAAGATGAAGTTGTCTTTGAACTCGATCCGATAAATCAACAATATAAATTTAAAGGAACAATTGAGGCTGATAGCGGGAAAATAGGAGAATGGAATATAACAAGTACAGGGCTAGCTATTTCAGGGCAAAGTAATGCTAATATCTACCTCAACATAAACGGAGGCAAGTTCCTGCGGATAAATCCAACCGAGGCGTTGATGTTTGTACGTAATGACGAGGGTAACGGTATATGGGTGACGACTTACGGAGGCGGCGATGCTCTGAAAGTGCTTTCCAATGGGTCGGGAAGCAAATATGGATACGCTATCGACAGTGCTGGCAATCATAGGTTTTATCAGCGTGACGGTGATATTTGGAATGCGCCCGGAGTGCTTTGGGCGGCCTATATCAGAGGTAGCGATGGGTTTGTCATGAGGTCCTGGGGAGACGGATGCACTACCGGTTACGTAGGTCGTCCTGCGGCTGGTGACTATGTTATCAACCATAATCTGGGGAATGAGTATTTCCCTTTTGCAACAGCTGTCCATGGGGTGTGGTCAATTGCCTCGTTATCAAATATAGCTTCAGGGAGCTTTCATGTGCGTACCTTCCATAAGGATGGTAATTATGGTGATTCGGACTTTTTTGTAGCGATTATGGGACGAAACAGAGGTTAGTTTAACTGAAAAATAAAATTCATACTTATGAGAATAGACTTTAGAGAAATCGAAGTAACAGATATCGAAGGGAATAAGAGTACTGTCGATATCAGCAAGGCGCTTGGTAATGCGATGTATCAAAAAACGGCTGACTTGGGTGAACTGGAGTTGGCTCAGAACATCTATAAAAATGGCGAAGTAGAATTATCTCCGGAGCAGGTGAAATCTGTGAAGAAGTATACCTCTACCTGTTTTGTGGCATACGTCCAGATGGCGGTGAATAAAATCTTATTAGAAGCATGCGAGCAAAAGGTACAATAATCAAGTTGGCAATCTCCATCGACCTCCCTTCGGGGCTGACGATGGATGATGTGGACTTC